TTTATCTGAAATGAATGAAGAACTATCTGATAAGTTAGAAGCTTCTAGTTTACTTTCTAAGGTGGTTAATTTTGTGTCAACAGGTACAGCTAGACCAACTGCAAGAAGTAAGCAAGACAAGTTAGTTAAGGATAAATTTTTTAAGGTTCGTTATGAGTATGTAGGGAATAAAAATCCTGAGCGTGGTTTTTGCAAAGCTATGATGAAAGCTAACAAACTATATCGAAAAGAAGACATCGATAGAATGAGTACGCAACCAGTCAACAAAGGTTTAGGAGAATTTGGTTCTGATACATACGACATTTTTAAGCATAAAGGCGGAGCTCGCTGCCGCCATAAATGGAAAAGAGTTACTATGATGTTAGACATTAACGAAGATAGCGACGAGTTTAAAAAAATAGGTACAAGAGCAGCAGAGATAAAAGGGTTTAAGGTTACTAATCCTTTTGAGGTTAGTGTGTACCCTAATAACTTACCTTTGAAAGGTTTTAGTCCAAATAATAAGAATTTACCAAAAGATGTAAAATAATGGCAGAAGCACTACTTATACAACCAATAGACTTAAAGAGGTTTACTTTTGTGGATGGGAATTTAGATTCCGACAAACTATTGCAATTTGTTAAGATTGCACAAGACATTCACATTCAAGGTTTTTTAGGTTCTGATTTATTAAACAAAATAAAATCGGACATTGAAAATAACACGTTAACAGGTGTTTATTTAGAGTTGTTAAACGCTTATATTAAGCCTATGCTTGTTCACTGGGCAATGGTAGAATATTTGCCTTTTAGCGCATACAACGTAAGTAACAAAGGTATAAACAAACAAACATCTGAAAATGCCGAAACGGTTAGTAAAAATGAGGTCGATTTTTTAATTCAAAAGTCAAGAAGTTTAGCTGAAAATTATTCTCAAAGATTTGTGGATTACATGGTCTACAATCAATCTGACTTTCCTGAATACACAAGTAATACTGAAAACGATATATATCCTAATCACGGTAACGGACAAATAACTAATTGGTATATTTAAGAGATGAAACAAAAAGGCAGTTATAAAGTTAAAGATAAGAACATTATTAAATTGAACATTTATTTAAATAAAATCAATGGCACTAAAAAGAATAAGTGATTTAACAGCGAAAACAGCAGAGTTAGAAGCATTAGATTTGTTGGAAGTGTCAGAGTGGAATGGCTCAACCTACGACACTAAAAGCCTAAGTGGGAAAAATATAAATGACAATGCAACGTTAATAGGTATAGGTACTACTATTACTTCATCTAGAGATTTATTGGAAGCAGATAGAAACCAAATATTTGCTATTGATACAACAAGTGGAGATGTAGACATTGAAATAGAGCTAAATAGTGTTAATGATATAAGTGTAGGAAGTCAATTTACATTCTATCTAAGTAATGATACTAACGATGGATCTGTACTTGCTCAAAGTGGTGTCACATTGCTTGCTGAGGGTTCTAAGACTACTTTAAATGGTCTTTATTCTGTATGCTCATTAGTCAAGTTAGACACCGATACATGGCTTTTAACAGGTAATTTAACAACGTAATTAATAATTTAAAAAATAAAAAAAATGAGTTTATTGAATTTAGACACGATGGCAGCTAATAAAGGTGTGTATATCGTAAACGATACGACAGAGGTAACAAAAGTAATTAAAGGTCTTTTTGTACTTGAGGACACAGTTATAGCAACATTAAAAGTAGGTGGAGTAGATGCTTTATCTTCTTACGTTTCAACTCCAGCAACTGCAATAAAAGCTGGTGCGTTTATAACTCCTTTAGATGGCGCAAATTTTAGTGGCGTTACTTTAACAAGTGGTTCACTTGCTTTAATAATTGGGTAATATGTACGGATATAGTTTTAATTTTAATCATGGTGTACTGTCTAGTGGAGGTGGTGGTGGTGCAGTAAATCCTTTGTGGGATGACTTACAAGCTTACTACACAGCGGACAACACACCTAATGATGCATTAGGTAATTATAATGGTACACTAGTAAATGGTGCTACTTATGGCTCAGGGATTATTAATCAGGGGTTTAGTTTAGATGGTGTTAACGATTATGTTGACTTAGGCAATAATTTTGACAATGACGGTACACAAGCTCAAAGTTTTTCTCTTTGGGTAAAATTAAACACATTAAGTACATTTGCTTTTGTATCTAAAATGAATCATTCAATACCTTTTAATGGGTGGGCAGTACAATTAGTAGGTTCTAAGGCAAATCTTGTTTTTTCTAATAATGCAACAGGTGGTTTATATGCTCAAACAGAAAACACTCAAGTATTAACAACAAACACTTGGTATCATATAGTCGCTACTTATGATGGTAGTAAATCAGCATCAGGTATTAAAATTTACATTGATGGTAGTATCGGTACTCAAAACATAATAAAAGATACATTAAGTACTAATTCAACTTCATCAACAGGTATTAAGGCAACAATATCAAGTAGAAATGGAAGTTCGATTTTTACAAACGGTATCATAGATGAAGTAGGCATTTGGGATAGAGAACTAACAGCATCAGAAGTAACAGAACTATACAACTCAGGAGCAGGAAAACAATATTAATAACTAATAAATAAATAAAAAATGGGGTACGATATAAGACCAATAGCAGAATTAAACACATTTGATTATAGTCAATGTACAGGATTACAAAACGCAAACACAGTAAGAAAATCACTAGATGGACAATTTTTTATTGTCGAAGGGGATAGTTTTACAACTTACACAAAAGCTGAAATGCTAGTTATATGTGAAGGGAGTAATTGGACTGAAGAAATAACAATTTAAAAGATAAAATGGGTAAATTTAATTTCACACAAAGATATAAAGAAACTTCAATTATCAATCCTACTGATGGCTTGATAATTGACGAAGTAGGTAGCAACGTGCCTAAAAGAGTATCTTACAGTGATTTTACTGAATCTGTTGGTAGTTCTGTTAGTGGGTCGTGTGGTTATTCACATACGGGCGCATTTGCAGGTAAACCTCTTTCAAATAGTTATGTATGGGAGGCAGGTCAAGGTATAAACTATTCCCAAACAGATGTTAATAATGAAATATACAAAGTTTTATCATTAGATAATACAGTGCATTTAGCAGTTGACAATCCATATTGGACTACTCCTGATGTAACAGGAGACCCAAACGTTGGATTGTTTAATGGATACGCTTTACCACCAAATGTAAATAGCTTATTTGATTACACTTATGATTTTGATACAGAATACCCATCAAGTTCAGGTACAGGTTTTGAGGGGTCAGTAGGTAGAATAAGATTGAATGATTTACAGTACGGAGACCAATTAAGAGTTCGTTTTGACTTTAACATTATTCCACAAATTGCAAACACAACCGTTGAACCAGCTTTATGGTATTCAAATAGAGATGACAACGATAATATTACTTTTACATTTCCACTTACTACTCAGCCTATATTTTATGGTGGTGGAACAGTTGGGAATACATATTTAAATAGGGTAGAAATTTCAGCGTGGGTGATAAGTAATGAAGATGTAAACGCTTTAACACTTCCAGCAATAAAATCAGACAATCCAGTAATAATTCAACCTTTAGGGTTGTTAGTAACAGTAATTAGATAAGATGAGTATAAAGATAAAAAGAAATGAAGCTGGTAATTGTATAACCTTTGAGGGTTCTTCTAATCCTGTGTATTGGAATAGTTGTTTAAGTGGAGAGATAGATAGTAGTAATGGCACTTTAGTTAATATTATTAATGACATTAGAACGGTTCAAAGTGGAACACCTTTTTACGAATTTTTTAGAATACCTTATACCGAGTTTTTAGATGCTGATGGCAATAGCTTTGCTAGTTCTTCAGATGCAGTTGCATACATTAATCAAGAAGCAAATGTATTAGAAGCAACCTTAGCTGGGTTTCTTAACTTAGAAAATGTATCAGGTACAAATGATAAAGTAGATTTAACAAGTGTAACAAGTCAAGAGAAAATCGGAGGAGGTATTAAATTTACAGCTGGTAGTGATATAGAATGTGGTCAACCTGTATTTTACAATTATAGTTCTTCAGGAGTTGTTACTGCTGTATCTGCTGGTACTTTACCATTACAACATGATTACATTGGAATAGCTTTAAAAACAGTAACAAGTGGTCAATCAGTAAACGTACTAACAAAAGGTTTAGTGACTGCTAGAAGAACCACAACTTATCTAACATCTTCTGAGACTGTAATACTAAATAATACATCAAATAATACAATTAGAAATTTAACTAACTCTACTACTTTTGTAGATAGTGGAGATACAGGAGGAGATTACACAAGTAACGAAAATTACAGCATAACATTTGATGCACAACAAGGTTATACAACAGATATTATAGTTAATGATTTTCAGTTTGAGCATTCAGCATACAGAATGTATGACAGGCTCGGAGTTCAAGGCTCTAATGATGGTGTTAACTTTACAAATTTGAGTGTTCAATGGCTTCAAAAATCAGCTACTTCTACGCCAACATGGAGTTCATCATTTTATGGTAGTAATGATTGGAATAGTACGGGAACTGATAATGGTTACATCTTTCCGAAAGATACATCAAGAGCAATTTTGTTATCAAGTGGAACATTCCCCGTAACAATTAATACCGGTTATAGATACATTAGATTCTATTTTAGGTCAGATACTAGTGTAAATGATGACGGATGGGATATGACATTGACACCTAACACACCTTATTCTTCAAATGTGGAATCAGTAGCAGAGGGCACAACATTATATTTAGACAGTAACGATTTTACAAAAGTAACAACAGACGATACATCACAAATATTAGTAGGCTATTGTGCTTACAATAACGCAGATAATGATAGTATATTTTTAAGAATTTAAAAAAATGGAAACTTTATTTAAAGAAATAGCGAAATATAATCTTAGTGGGTGGATGGTGTTTATTCTACTACTAATTTTTGTTATTTCATATTTTTACAAAAAACCAATCTCGGAACTTCTGACTAAGTTTAAGTCTAAAAAAGACAGGGACATTAAAGAATTAGTTAACCATGACTTGTTCAACACTTTGCAACGTGTTAAATTAGAGGTGAAAAATATGAGGTTTTATTCGCATGGTAATTATGATAGCGTTAAAACTAAGATGTGTTACGACTTCACAGTTTTTAAAACGGAGGTTTGTCATGCTAGATTTGAAAAGTTATTACAACGTGATTTAAACAAAATTAATGTAGATAGGCTAAAGAATGAGATACTTGAAGAAATGAATGAAATGCACATAGAATACATCAATAAAACAACTACCCATTGGTTAAGTAAAGGCTTAGACGTAAATGATGTTGACTATATAGTTGAATTATTCGAACGTTTTCGGTTTGATGTTGTTCAAAGTTTTACCAATAGAATAGATGCTATTTTTTCAACTTCTTACCATAACACTAATTTTAAAAAGATGTTAGCTTGTTTTGATATGTTCGCAATGGGTGTTGACTTACTTCCGAAAGACATGCAAACTACTTTTGAATCTTTAAATGGGAGGTTTACAAATTTAAGTTATAAATGAAGTTAGAAAGAGTAATAATAGGTTTATTAATATTAGTTTGTGTTTGGTTGGCATTCCACAAAGTACCTAAAAATGGAATTGATGTTAAGTACATTACTAATGTAGAACAAAGAATAGACACCTTAATTAAAGATACAATCGTTTTTAAGACTAAAATAAAGCGTTATAAGGACACTATTATAGTTTTTAGAGATAGCGTAAGAGAAGCCAAGGAAAACAAAGATACAATTAAGATAATAGCCTTTCAGGATAGTTTGATTTTTCAACAGGATTACACAATTAAGTGGCAAGACACTTTAATAGACCAATTAGATACAATTATAATGTATCAAAATAGAGTTGCTGACAAATTAAAAGATAGTGTAATTGATTTAAATAAAGATATAAAGAAAGCTAAACGTAAAAGAATAGGTATATTTGCAGCAATTGGAATTTTAACAACTTTAAATTTAATAAAATGAAAGAGAATATAAGTAACCATATAAGTTACAATGAAGCAATTCATTCTAATACTGCTAAATCTAGGAAAATAGATAACACTCCTAGTCCTGATACTATTGTTAGAATGAAATATATTGCTTATAACGTTTTTGAACCATTAAGAAAATGGTACGGAAAGCCTATATATGTTAACTCGTTCTATCGAAGTAGTAAACTAAACCAAATTATAGGAGGTTCCAAAAATTCACAACATATTAAAGGGGAGGCAATAGATATTTCAGTTAGAAGTAAAGAGGGTAATAAAGAGTTATTTGAATGGATAAAAGAAAATGTTCAATTCGACCAGTTAATTAATGAGAAAAATTTTTCTTGGATTCACGTATCGTTAAAATTAAAAGACAACAGAAACATGGTTTTCAATATTAATTAGTATATTTGAGCTTTCATAATATTTTTGTTTTAACCGATGCAGTAAAATGTGTCGGTTTTTTTATTTTATTTAAATTATTATAAAAAAATAGTTGCACAATTAAATTAATTGATTATCTTTGTACCAACAAACAAACAAATTATTATGAAAAATTTATTTAAAAGTTTATCTGAATTTCAGCAAGAAGTTCCAGTAATTCACAAAGGCACAAAAGGCTACGGTTATAGTTATGCAGATTTACCAGCTATTTTTGAGGTTATCAATCCTTTAATGAAAAAGTATAATTTAGGTTTTACACAACCTATAATGGGGGACACTATTAAAACTATTATTTTCCATACAGAAAGTGGAGAAACTATTGAAAGTTTAACGGAGATACCTAAAGGTGTTACACTAAAAGGTATGAATGACTTTCAAGTTTTAGGTAGTGCGATTACTTATATTCGTAGATATGCTTTAAGTAGTATTTTAGGATTAGTAACCGATAAAGATACAGATGCAAGTGGAACGCAAAATAAACCTACTGTAAAGGTTTCAACTGCACCTACTGACACG